GAAGTCCTGGAGTATTCTTAAACTCTTTACCTTCAATAGATCTACCAACAAAGCCAAGAGTCATACTATCTGGAGAATGAACTGGTATTGTAACCATATCTTGTTTTTCTGAATACCCTAAGCCAAACTTTTTTACTGACTCTTCGGTTATAAATCTATTAGAATAATATCTCATTGCTCTTGGAGACTCCAAGGCTTGATTGTTTAGTCTTTTAATTAATAATTCGTCATATTGAACAAACTCTGGCGGAGCATACATAGCCTTATTAATTACATTCTCAATGTTTGTTTCTGTTTCTTTGCTTTTTATATACCGTGCTGACTCAAAATATGTTCTACCAGTTACAAACATAACAAACTCTTCAAGGTTTTTTGTGGTTTGACATCCAAAGCAAAAAAACAAACCACTGTCTTTGGCAATTTCTGCAGCAGGAGTTCTTGTATTATTGTGATATGGGCAATAAATAATAAAATCATTACCAAACTCTGCCTCTATATCAATTCCTGCACCAGTCAAAATACGATGAATCTGTTCTGCTGCATACATATTTTTAATCATTAGTATCAAAACTTTCTAAATATTTTATCGCTGCCTTCATAATGTTTTTGTTGTCTTGGAATAACCCTAAAGCACGATTACACTTACCACACAGTAAGCCACGAATTTGCCCAGTTGCATGATTATGATCTACGTTAAGTGAGTATTCTGTAGACTCTTTGCATATCCAGCACTCTCCATCACCCTTATTAAACAGTTTATCATATTGCTCTTCTGTTATATTGTGTGTAGATTTTAAATACCATTTTCTAGAAGACTGTTTTCTACGTTGCTTATATATGTCTCTATTCATTTTTCTGCGTTCAAACGCTTCTGGATTAGCATATCTTTCTCGTGCATATTCTAAATGGCATGGTTTACAATATGTTTGTAACCCATCAGATCTTTTTGAATTAATAAAAAAATCGTTTTTGGGTTTTTCTTGATTACACCTATTACATCTTTTCATAATCAAATTATATCACGACTTTGATCATAGGTTTAGGTCTTCCATGTCTTTATAACGATAGTAGCCTTTGTCAAAATCTACCTGTACTAAAAAATCTCCCATGAAACCATTTCTATTTTTTCTAAATACACATTCAATAATGTCACTATTAGTAGCACGACCTAATGCCATTACCCAGTCAGCATCATAGGCAATCTGTCTAGACCATGCTGTTTGACCAAGTGTTGGAGCACTACTTAAATCTTTTACATCATCAGGGGTAGCAGATGAAATAGCAATGATAGGAACTTCTTCGCCAATAGCCATAAGTTTAAGTTCTCTTGAAAGGTTTTTCATACGTACCGTTTCGTTATCAGATTTTTGATTTGGAGACATAAGTTGTAGATAGTCAACGATAACAAAGTCTGGTTTGTACTGATCAATCTTTCCACGAACTACAGATGGGTTTACTTCTCCACCATTATCATTTGAAATAATATGAAACTCTGGTTTACCTGCTACTTTATTCGCATGCCAATTCTTAAGCATATCAAGTTCTACTTCACCGTTACTTAACTTGCGATGAGACCAAACACCTTCGCCCATAATTGCAAATACACGATTACGAACTTCTGTCTCAGACATTTCAAGAGATATAACCAGTGGGGACTTTCCCTGCTTCCATGCTTGCACTGCAAAATAAAGAGCAAGCCAAGATTTGCCAATGCCTGGATATGCTAAGAACACACCAAGTTGTCCTGGCATAATTCCAGAAGGTAGGTAGTTGTCAAATCCTGGCAAACCTGTTTTAATTCCAACTTGGCCAGTTAATTTTTGTTGTTGAATCTTTTCAAAATATGCAACGGCAGAGTCAAGATCCGTAGCATCAATATCACGTATAGCAGAAGTGTTTTTCTTTAATTCAGAGGTTTTTGTAATAAGTCCATTAAGTGCTTCTGTACCGTTGCCTACCTGCACTTCGCCTGCTGCTGACCTTAAGATGTCTTTAAGGCTCTCGTTTAGATACTCTGTTTGTAATTCTTCAAGGTGATGCTTGGTAGCGCCCACACCCTCTATTGGCTGAAAATCTCTAAATTTTTCTATTACTAAAGATACTGGTGGTACTGCACTATTATTATCAAAATATAAACGAATAAAATTCCATACATCGTTATGAGTCCTAAGAAGGTTTTCTACGTTAGCCTGTAATAGCACATGCATCTGTTTATCTTGTAGTAGTGCTGAGATAACCTTTGCTTCTATATTATTCACTAAGCCACCTTCTTGCTAATTTCCTGCGCTCTTGTCTTTCGTAATTATCTTGCTCTGATTCTATCTTTCCCTGTAATATTTTTTCCGCATTGTATGCAAAGTAACTCCAAGAAGGAGACATAGAGATATTAAAATAATAATCCAATAAGTCATAACATACTCCTATCCCATATGATTCAACAAGTGAGTCTGCTGCCCACTGCTCTACATTTAAATTTAAAGATGGCTTCTGCTCGTACTTTGCTGTGTGCAATTTACTGTATCTGCTAAGCAAAGCCATACGGTCTTTGCGCTCAGCCATTAGTCGTTGCTATCAGCCTCTGATTGTGCTTCTTGAATCTTTTCTGTTAATTTGTCTTCAACAAATTTGTATACCCTGTCAAAAGCCTGTTCTGTATTTTCACCATCACGCTTAGAGTCAATTACCCCAAGATCAAGTCTTAATGATTGAAAGTTGCCCAGATTAAGTGTATAGCCAAGTGTTACTGATACCTTTGTATTTTCGTTTTCCATTACCCCACCTATCTTTGAATTTAAATGTTCTCAGACCAAACAGGAATAAATCTTCCATCTTCGGTCTTCGTATATGTAAGTATACCGTCACCCATTCGTCGTGTCAACTCTTGGCTTGTAGGAATACTATTATTTGTTATTAATCCGTCTCTTCTTGGTTGCCCAATATGTCTAGATCCCAGTATAGCACGAATCTCTCTTATGTGATCTTCTGAGTAGTAAGACCTTATTTGCCAACCTCTTTCACCGTTCAACTTTGCACCAACTGGTGGTGGTATAATTCCATTTTTAATTAATGTTGGCATATATTTTCTATGACGATTAATTAACTTAGCAGTCTGGGATACAGTGTAAACTCTTTGCCTGTTCCGTCTAAAATCTGTGCGAAGACAAGTCTCAAGTCTATCTTTAGTAATATTATAAAACGTAACCATTCCAGTAGAACGAGAACTATGGTATAAACGTACAAGGTCTTTATTTAAAAACCAAAGTTTTTTACTGCCCTTAATTATAGGGTCGTTATTGTATTGTTGGCTCTGGATTTTTCCTTTTGCAGTATCCATCTACCTTGCCCACTTTCTGACGGAGGGTGAAAAAATACACGATAACCACATGATATGCAGAATGTTTCTAAGTGATCTATGCTGCTATACTGTCTGTCAACAAACATGCGACCTTTACACTTTTTACAAAAAATCATGCCCACCTTTAATTTTAATTAGGAATGCCAACAATTATTAAATTAACTGCTATGGCTAGATTTCCAGATTCACCGAATCTAACAAATCCATCTACTCTTGAGGTTGTTACTGATGTTAAAATAACGTTTACATTTTTACCAGCAGGGGTGCCGCCAATATTTTCTAGTGTTGCTGACACTATTGGTGCAAACTTAAAATCTGTAAACTCTAAAAAAAACGTCTTTTCTGTTGATGCTGAAACCGTAGAAAGAGTTGCAACTACTGGAACATAGCCTCCAACTATTCTTGTTTCTGAAGTTTTTGCACTTTGTTTTCCAGCAGTTCTTGTATCAATTGTTGCATAGTTAAATGTTGCTGAAGATACTTCAGTAGACAATTGATTTACTGTGTCAACTAATTTATAGATATATGGAACATCTAAAGGTTGACCACGTTCTGGTAACGGTATTTTTGCCATTTATGCCTCCTATTTAATTATACCAAAGAAACTAGACCAGAGTTGTAAATATCAAGATTATCATTTAGTGTCTTTGCAGACGACTCTACTTGAATAATTACACGAACATTGGTTGTTCCAGTTTTAATAAATTGATATGAATGAATTGGGGTGGTGCCATGATAAGTTGGTGTAGCCCCATCAAATCCAACAAAAACATCATACTTTGGCCTATTTAATTCATCTCCCCAAACTGCGCTAATAACTGATGTTGAAACTTGCACTGCTCCAGTTACAGCAGAAATTGGAACAGTATTAGTAACAAACGTTGGAGACCATTGAGAAGTTCTGTTTTTATCTTCAGAAATGATTCTGTACCTTAGAACGTATGCAACCGTGTCAGAGTTAACTGGCGGCAATTCTTCTTTTAAAACAATTGCTTTTTTTACAGCCATTATGTTACTCCAACTGAAAATCTAAATTCAACATAGTTACTAGTATTAGGAGACTTAATAATAGTTTCAGCATTGTCATTTTTAATAACTGAGTATCCTGTTAATCCATAAAGCGGGTTTGTCGTTGCAATATTTTCTAGTCGCATAGCATCTAAAGCAATATAATAATTGTTAGAAGGAACATCAAACTCTCCACTTTCATCTGTAATAACACACGCATAAATTTTAACTATAGTTACTAAATCCCAAGTAAATCCTGAAGTAGTATACAGATCCTGTAATTGTTTTGAAACTACAAAATATCTATTTGTTTCAAAGTCTGCAATTGCATTGTCTAAGTTTCCAGAACTTCCATGTTCTATTTCTGCCTCAAACCTTGCAAACTCGCTGCCATCTGTTGAAGAAAACTCAACCAATATTCTGACTATTTCTGGAATTGCAGAAGAGTTACCAGTTTTACTTACTATTGAAAATGCTAGTCTAAGTTCATCAATTGGGGAGTTTCTGGTAAAATCTACATTTGCTCCAGTTAAACGAATATGGTTTGATCCTTCCTCAATTACAAAGTGATCAAGGGTATCATCACTTTCAGTACTTATAGTAAGGTCTGCTTCATCTCCTCTAATTAAAATTATGTTATTTAAAAACCTACATCTTTCGTATCTGTTTGCACGAGATGCTTTATAAAAAATAGAGTTGTCTGCATTTGTTTGAAAAACGGTATCTGCAACAGCAATAACATTATCATCATCTGGATCATCTAACGGTGCACTAACAACATCAATAGCAGTCGCTGATGCTCCTGTTTGATACTGCCAATTTTCTCCAGTAGTAAAAGCAAATACTGTCTTACTGTCATAAGCGCCAGCAGATGGATTTGATCCTGCAGAATATAGCCCTACCTCTGATATTTCATATCTTTCTTCTGTTGGTAGTTCTGCTGTTAAAACTATTTTATTTATACCGTTCTCATTTACAAACCCTCTAGACG